AGATACAAGAGTAGAAACTTCTGGAATGTACTGATCTTTAAACGTGACGTTTTCATAGAGGGTTATACACTCGATCCCATCATCTCCTCTTTTATGTCCAATAGCACGTTCAATCCTTTTTTCGTTACGAAAGTCTCCAACCCTCTGATTTGATTTACCAGGACAGGGAGGTAAAACTGGTGGTTTATCTTCTGGCATTTTTGGTATTTCAGCCTGTTCAGTTTTAGGAAGATCAGGAGTAGAATTATTCATCGGAACTTCTTCTACAATCACTAAGTTCTCTGGAGAATAATCAAGAGGTATAAAACTAGGAAAAGGAAAATCACAAGTAGTAAACACTCCATTAGGATCTTCTAATAACAGATTACGATTACCAGTATTCTTTATATCTCGATGCTGATAAGTACAACCAGGAGCATCAATCTCAGGTGGCTCAGTAACAGTTATGTAATGAGGAGTATATATTTCTGGAACGTCTGGTATATAAATCTCACGAATACTTATATCAGGTATCTCAATCGAAGGCATCTCTCTTTTTAAGAACCTCTACTTCTGCATGGCATTTAGGACAAGATAAATTAGTCATCACCGAAAACTCAGGATAACCAACCATCCCATCTTCAATATCAATGTCGCCACCTATGATTAATTCTGTACCGCACCAATAACAGTTCATTAGATTCCAAAACCATCTGGTATATCCATTGATGGTTGTACCATCTCAGGTAATCCTTTTTCTAATACTTTAGGCATCATGCCACTAACTCCACCAAGAACTTTATTCATCATTTTGTTTTGGAATTGTTCTGATGTTACATATTTATAACCAAAGTACCCTCCACCGATGACAGATGACACCAATACGAAGGAAACTATAGAAAGAATATTCGCTATTTTTTGAAACATGATTAAATTTGCGATACTAAAAGCACTATCTTTTTCAAGTGTGCTTGTATTACTGCTTATTGTAGCCTTATCTCCTCTCTACGTCACTATGGGGATAATGACAAGGCAGATGCAAGATAAGGTTAATTAATCAGCAGCTTCAATAGTAATAGTGCCTTCATCTAATTGTTTTTTTAATTCTATATAATCAGTATTTTGTTCATTGATTGGAATATAAGATACAACACCATTTATTGTTACATGAACACCATAATTAACTCCATTTCTTGCTGAATATTTTGCGTTTGTAAAAATCATAATTAAAGCTCCGCAGATAAAGTGACGGCAGCTAATCCTACACCACCATCAGTATCTATCTCAAAACCAGAACCTTTTGTTTCTATAGCAGCATATACATTTCCGACAGCATCTCTATCATATTTCGCACTATTACTACCAGCTATGCCACCAGTACCAAAAACAACTCCTGTTGGAACTGCTCTCATTGGTGTTTGAAACACAGAAGAATAATCACCATTCAGACGTATGCCATCAGCAGAAGTGGGGTTGTCATGTGGATAAGCCTGAAAATACCTCTGACATAAAGCAAGCTCTTGAGCGAATGACCTATGCTCAAAATCTGTTGCCACGCTGCCTACTTCTAATTGAACTCCTGTGATATAAATTTCATTACTTGTGTTATCAAAAAAGTTGTCTTGACCAGTAAATCCTTTTAAACCAGTATCGGCAGTCCAAGTAGAATAACTAGCTAAATCGCCACTTCCAGCAGCTAAACTGAACGATATCTGTAATCCTCTAAGATTGTCATTATTTACAGCAGTGCTTGTAACAGTTCCAGTCCCTGCAAAAGTCATAGTAAACCTTTGCCATGATGAGGTTACAGTAAAACCTTTTGTTTGTGCATGTCTTGTTCCGTTAAGAAACGCACCAAGAAAAACTCCGTAAACATGGCCATTGTTTTGTGAAGAAGATTTTGCATAAAAACTAAGGGTTATATCTTTGGCGTTAGAAGTTCCGTATGCAAAGTCTTGTATATCTTGCCCTTCAAGAAAAGTGGTTATTGTGCCATTACTACCTGAAGAAACTGCACTAACTCCATCACACGCAAGTTTAAGCGAATTTGAAAATCCATCAGGTGCGTCTGTAGATTGACTAGCATCAGCTTTCATATCAAATGAACTACCAGTATCATTCATAAATCTATCAACTATGTATTGCTCACTTGCTGATAACTGAACAGCGGAAGTTCCATTTCTTTGAGAAACTGTCATAGCTCCATTTATGACCTTGTTTCTATTGCCAAGTTGCCCACCATTAACGGATGTAATATTGGCAGTACACGTTCCATCAGAGTTGTTGACAGTAATAGCAGCAGCACTAGCTCCTACCCCTTTTATTGAATTTACCTTGATCTCTGACATGATTAACTAGGTTTTGGGTTAGCGTCTTTAACCGCTTTGATGTGGGTTGCCCACGTTCCAGTTGTATCTAGTTTACCTGCAAGCATATCTGCATACAACATATCTAATTGATTTCCGATTGTATCGTAAATTGTAGAACCATCAGTTGTTCTATCGGTTTTGTACTTAATAGCAGCAGCTTCAGCATCTAGCGTAACTCTTGCAGCGTCAATATTAGATTGTACAAGTGTAATTTGTGTTCCGTCTGCCTTTAAAGCACCAGTACCATCATCAATAGTAATAGCGTCAGGATAAGCTTTTCTTATCGCTTCGTGGTCTAACATTATGCTGCTACCTCCATAACTATTAAGTTTGACACTCCTCTATAGTGTGTAGAGCTATCACCACCACTTGTAGAATTAACTACAACAGTACCTGCACCAGCTTCTGCACTTACTTGAAGTTTATAAGTGTACGTACCTGCACTAAGATTTTCGTCTAAAAAACAACCAGAAACAGGTGTTGACATTTGTGTTTGTCTTACTTCCATAGACGGGAAAATACTTCGTGTTCTTGAACCAGCAGCATCACCTATGTTAATTGCTGTTGAACCTCGCACCAATCTAAAAGAACCTCTTTGACCAAGATCACTACCAGTACTATAGCTACTTTGAAAAAATATTAATACGTCATTTGAACCTGACCCAGTAATTGTTATTGAAACACTTAAGCCAGTTATATCATGAAAAGTACCATCAGAAGCTGTAGCACTAAATGTATCTGTTTTATTTGCAGATACAACTTGAAGAATTTTACCTGTTGATGTATTTGATGTAAGTAAAGTTGCATCAGCTTCATCTGGTATTGTAAAAACTCTGTTATTACTAGATGATGACGGTGCTTGTAAGCTGAAAGACCCACCACCTGATGCCGCGTTTAGTTTAATCTTTGCTGTCATGGTTAACTAGGCTCAGTAGGAAAGGTAACAGAACTCATATCTAAACTACCATCAGAATTAAGAGTTGGAGTGCTACTAGCTGGTAAATCACGCAAACTTTGACGATATGTTTTCCAAGCATCTGCAAGTGTTAAATCAGAACTAGCTCTCCAATCAGTAGCAGCTAATCTTATATTTCTTTCTTTTCTTAATAATCTCATAGGTTCTAAACCATTTAATCTCGTTACCTCTGTGTCTAGTTCTGTTTCTGTAGGAGGAGTATCACTACTTAAATAATTTAATTGTGAGTATATTTCTGTGCCAGCCCAATTAAATTGAGCCGTAGGTTTTAAAGATATTAGGGCATCAACTTTTGTATATATCATGTTCCCACCTCCATTACAGTAATTGATGATGTTGTTCGCATATCTCTAGGGTTAGCAGCGTTATAGTGTGCGTTCATATTAAATCTGACATTTCTTGCATGTGATGATCTTACCATTAGTGTGAAAGCTCGCTGATTTGCATTAGCAGATGCAGGGGTATATAAAAACTCACCATACAAATTACCTATCCAATAATTATCAAGATCATTAACATCTTCAAAACTACCAATACCGAAATATGCACCCATATTTGAACCACTTGCACCATTACCACTATCTCCCATAGGTGCTATGGGGTGTGTCGTTCCAGAGGCGTGTAATGAATCAGAAAAATTTAAAGATACAGCACAATCATCACTCCCTACTCCGTACTGCAATACAGATTTTATAAGAAATTTACTGCTACTATCAACAGGTGTAATATTGACAGTTACTACTGTATTTTGAAAATCTTCACTTGCATAATTATTCGTACCACTTGTTGTAGCTTGTACAACCTGTAAAATTTTTCCTGCCCCTATCCCAGTACCAGATACACCACTATTGGTAATCTGCATACGTTCAACACCACCAGTTGAAAACTTGATAGTGTCAGCAGCAGGAAATGTTATACCTGTATTACTATCCGTTCCAGTTACAGCAGGGGCAGATACGCTTCCGTCAACCCCAGAAATACCAGTAGTGCCGTTAATGTTTAAAGCCATAATTAAAGAATAACAAATAAACTGCCAGAAGGCACAGTAACAGTAACCCCACTATCTATAACAGGGCTAACAGTATGTGCATTTTTTCCAGACGTAATTGTATAGTCTGTTGTCACATTAGTGTCTGATTCAAAAAATACTTCATCTGTTCCTCCTCCAGTAGCTCCAGCACCTCCTCCTATCGCACCCCAAGCACCATTGTTATAGCCTTCAAACTGATTAAGAGTTGAATTATGCCTAAACATACCAACAGCAGGGCTTCCATCTCTTTGGGC